GAGTGACGCTTTGCCAGTCTTAAACAACGGCGTTTGTAAATAGCCTTCCTGGTCATTGCCATATTGCACCATCTCCGGTATGAATTTACCAACTCTACCAAGCGCTTTATCGCCGCATTCGGTTTCACCTGTTTTCGGATTGTAACGAATGTCGATAGGCGTCCATCTGCCTTGACCTGATTTCAGCCTTACCCAAGCTTTAGAATTCAGAACATAAGCCAAAGTTTCGACAGGTAAATGCACATATAAAATTGGCTCGCCATTCCATGTAGCTGACTCTAAAACTGTGCGCTGCAATTCGTCGTCAGAGTATTGCTGTAGAATCTTGTCGATTTCTGGAGTTGATAACTTCTCTCCGCCGTTAGCTGTGATCACATTGATTGATGGTGGCTGATTTCTGCCGCTGCCTAACATTGCAATCATGTCAACAAAAGTGCATTTTGCGTGAGTGGCGATAACGCCGAAAGGAACAACCAAGCTTTGCTGGCTGACATAGATTTCCGAGCTGTCGCCTGTTAACCGGAAAAACTGCGTAGAGTTTCGCCCAATGACAACAACATAGTCATGCCAAGAAGTGACTGCAACGCAATCATCAACATCAGACTCAGCGGAGTAGATTGGCGCAATGTAATCGGGGCGTTGTTCGTTTGACAAGTCGGTAACGATAAAGAATGGCGGACAAAGCCAGATATAGCGGCCTAGGTTTCTGGTAACGTCGATAATGCCTTCCAAATCGTAGCTAGTCGGGCCTGACGGATTCTCTCCTGCTTGCCAGTTTTTAAACTGAGTAACATTTGTTCCGTCAAAGTAATATCCGTTACCGTCGCCACCTGTGAAAGCCGTAGTTAACGTAGAATAAGCCATTGACACTCGTTTAGAGTCTGGAATGTCTGCAACTTCGATGTTATCTCGATACAACTTGCCGCCAGCAGCGCGCATCATCGAGTTAGATACAACGTTGAATATAGAGCCTTGAGAAGCTCCGCCAACAGTCGCAATCTGCGCAACGCCTGAATGATTAATGAAATAACCATCAGCGCCTGCAACTGGCTGTTGAATTGGCAGAAAGTTAACTGGCAGAAAATCCCGATAGTCAGCTTTTGAACTAACTTGCTGACCTTTGATTAGTGGCAAGTTAATGATTGGCATTATTTACCGCCAAACGCAAACAAAGCCGCGATAGCTGCCGGACTTAATAAAGTTGAGACAAGTAGCCAACTAATCTTGCCGCCGAAGTTTCTGATGCTGTCTATCATTGGCTGATTTGCTGCGGTTTGCTCGCGTAAAGCTCTGACATCTTTTGTTAGCTCTGCCGATTGCGCTGCAACGTGGTCATGCTTAACCATGTACCGCTCTAATGTTGCAACTAATTCTTGAATCGCTTTAGTAGATGATTTCTGGCCGTCAATCATTTCACGCGTTGAAGCCTGAATCGCAATGATTTCTCGCTCGTGTTGATCTACTTTCTGCCGCAGGTTTATCAGTTCGTCGCTCATGTTTCATGGCCTTGAATAAATTAAGAATCACTATTAGAGCGATTATAGTTTGAATCGCAACCAGTACGCAAACTACTATCTCTCCTTTTGTTGATAGCAATTTAGTGTATCAATCAATTACTCAACAGGCAAACCGCCGCGATAGAAAGCCTCATCAAGCGTGTTGTAGTTGCCTGAACCTGTTGGTAGTGTTTGTGGATATTGGCTAGGAATAACGCTTACAAGTTGCTGCATCATCATTTTTTCAGCCCAATTGGTTTTCATTGGGTCAAGCTGCTTGCCAAAGATGGCTGCAATGTAAGCTGCTAACATGACTTTGATAGGGCCAACCAAGCCAACATCAACTCCGCTGTCGTCTTCTGGCAAGCTTGTGCCATATTGCAACGGTTGAAGATAGCCAATGTCTTGGCCGATAGCTGCATAAACTGCTGCGAAGTCATCTAGGTGCTGAAGTGCTGCAACCTGGTCTTGTGCCATTGGCTGCATTAGTAAGCCATCAACAGATAAATGCTGCATGGCTCCTTTGATTAAATCTGCTTTGGTAATCACGTTAATTCTCCGCTGATATTTTAAACAGTATAGCGCTTATTGGCACAAATAAAAAAGGCCGCTTTCGCGACCTCTTTATTATTATTTCTGGAATTAGGTTCCAGACACTTGCATACCCCAGTGAGGGTTATAGCAGCAGAACGTAGGGAGCAAATCGAACCGGTAGAAGTTCTTATTCGCTGTGCCATCTGAGTAACGATGTACGCGAATTGAGAAGCCTTCGTGGTTAATGACGTTGCTGTCGATGCTGTCCAGTTTTGGCAATTGAACTGAACCCAGGCCGAAGAAGCCTTTGTGATAAGCTAATGCCGGAGTTTGGGTAGAGCTTGCAGTGCCAAGGAATACCAGTGCATCACCTGAAGCCAGAGCGCGAGTTACAGTGTTGTAAGCTGCGTCAACGCCAGATTCAAAGATTGCTGCGCCTGATACTTTCAGAGCTGCGATTACACCGCCAGAAGCAGTTACATCTTCCAACACTGTTAACGTGATAGGCACGTCACCAGCAGTTGAACGAACGATGTTACGGTTGCGGAAGTTAACCAGCTTAGAAGCAGCAATTTGGATTTGCTGACCAGCTTTGATTGTGCCAGTGGTAGGCGTAACACCTGACAGAGCCAAAGTCATTTGATAGCTGTCTTTGTACGCTACATAAGTCGCTGCTGGAGTTGCAGACAGAGCAGCAGCAGTTACTGTGCCGACTGTGTATTGTGCCAGGTTAGAGCTTGACATTACGCGATCGAAACCAGCGAAACGCTCGCGGATTGTAGCTGTTGACCAAGCGTCGTTCACGTTTGGATTCACGCCCAAGCCTGATTGCACGTTTGCAAGGTTTGTTTCTTCAAAATGGTTGATAGTTGCGTACATTTCGCCACTTGGTACACCTGCTTGCTTAAACAGTGCGCCAGCGTTAGCAATGTCTGACCATTTGTTAACTAAAGTACCTTTAGTGCCTGAAGTCATCGCAGCAGCTTTAACCATGCGCGCAGCTAATTCAGACTCAACAGCAATTGCCATGTCTGTCGCGGCTGGGCGTAACAATTCTTCCAGTTGGTTCAGTTGTAATGCACGCTCAACTTGAGTCGCTTCAACCAATACTGTGCAGAATTGACCAACTTCACCGATAACTTGACCTACTTTGATTGGGTTTTTGCTTGCTGCTGATAAATCGCCGTCATTGGTGCGTTGTGGCACGTATTGAGTCGGGCGTTTCATTGCCACTTGACTGCCAGTTGTCGCGTCGAATTGATCAACCAACACTTGGCGCTCTACTGATTTGGCAATAGTGATTTCTGAAGTGAAAGACTGAGTAAACTGCATAAGCAGTTTCTTGTTGCAGTTACTCTGTAATGAGTTAGCCATGATTTAGATCCTTAAATGAATTTGGAATTTTTAAATTGACGCTCTAAGTCGTCGGTTTCTTTCATTGAAGCGCTGCGACCACTTGGGATTGGGTCAGGCGCTTGCGATACTCGCGGCTTATTGCTATACGCTTCAGCCTTAACTTGTGTTGCAATCTTAATCGCTGCCTTATGCAGTGGCATTCCGATCAATTCAAAAGCTAAATCCGGATTCTTAGCTAAGTGAATAGTAATCTGTGGCCCTGCCTCATCCTCAAGCAATAGCATTTGCAATTCTTGGCTTAAACCAGCATTAACCAACGCTGTGCCTGCCTGCTCTACCTGCTCGATTGTTAAACCTGAGTCGATAGCGCGCTTTGCAAATGATTGAACAACTTTCTGCTGCTCGATTTGCTGCGATTGTTGCGCTTGTTGTTGCTGAGTGCTTGATAGCACCTGCTTCGCTTCATGGGCTGCAACCTTGCGACTGTAAGCCATCATGTCTCGATGGTATTGCCGCATCGATTCTTCGTCCCAAATGTCTGCTGGCATTTCTGGAGCAGATAAATCGTCAGGCAAAGAAACAGGTTTACTAGCTTCCATCTGAGCAAGCTTTGCAGCTAACTCATCAGCTCGGCGCTTCTCTGCGTATTTCTCCGCAGTCAGCTTATCCAAACGCTCTTGCAACTTGTTGCCTTTAACAGGCTCTGCATTTTCCGCTGTTTCAGTTTCAGCACCTGCGTTGATACCAGGTAACGATTCTTCGTTAGATTCTTCTTGCTGCCCCATTTCCATCTGCGAAACAGATTCAAAATCATCCATCGAAAGCACGTCGTTCAACTCTTCATTCATTTAAGCACCTATGGTTATTTGAGCCGACAGAAACGCTGTCGTACCGCTTTGTCAATATTTTGGCGCACATTTATTGAACTGTCAAATTATTGGCGAATTCTTGATTAAGCTGCGCTGCATACTTCTGTTCAAGCTCCGTCAGTTTCAGTGCAAAGTCTTGTTGCTGCTTAGCAATGTCAGCAATGAACTTCTCGCGCTCTAGCTGCATATCCTCGACAACCTTCTGCGTTTTAACCATGCGCTCTTCAATCAGAGACTGATAGTTTGCAATTAACGCTTGGGTAACCGGAGCCTGTTGTTGCTGCATCTGTTGAGCTTGCATTGCTTGCTG